CGCCTGTTGCCGTCCATGTTCGCACCAGGCATCCGCAGGTAGGTCGCACCGTCCGGGAACTGATCGAGGTTTGACACGACCGTCGTGCCGTTCGACTGAACCAGGTTCGTTCCGAGCGTCGCGCCGACGGTCGCCCCATTGGCGACGGTCTTGCCGGTGCTGCTGATCGTCGCCGTCGCAGCAGAGTAGCCGGACGAAATCAGCGGCCCACGCGCGATCAGGTAGTAGTAGTACGTGGCGCCGCTGGTGAAGTGGTCCGTGTAGAAAGTTGTCGTCGGGCCGACGCTCGCCAGTTCGGTGAAACCGGACGTCGGCAGCGTGCTGCGGTAGATGACGACCTCGGAGACTGCGGCCGGGACGCTGTTGGTCCAAGTCAGGTTAACGCCGTCAGCAACCGCAGTGGCCGCGAACGAGGAAGGAACGGGCGGCACGTCGGGCAATTCGACACTCGACCCCACGACATACGTGTAGGCGGTTTCGGATGCCAGAGTGCGTGGCGTCTTCCCGAAGCTGTTCAGGGAAAGGAACTTGAGATAGACCGTCTGGCCGATGCTCGACGGATCGACCGGAATGCGGAAGATCGCCGAATCGATGCGCACGAATGGCGCACCGGCAGCCATCGTGATGCCGGTGCCGTTCGTGGTGCCGTAGGCATTCCGACGCAAGTAGGTCAGGTTGTAGGCTTCCGTGCCCGTGAGCGTCGCCGTTTCGTAGGCCATCAACTCGGCCCCGACCATCGCCAGCGTGTTGAGGTTGTCCGCGTCGGCTTGCGTGCCGCCGTTCAGGACTGCGGGCGCGTAGAGGTTGACGCCAAGCACGGTGGTGATGTCGGGGTCCGCCGGCGCCGGCGGGAAGCTGGACGTGGTGACGCCGTAGCGCGCGGGCTTGTCGATGGTCCCGAGATAGTTGTAACTCGCTCCGTCGTGCGACATGTACACGTCGCAGCCGCCCCACAAGACCCCCGACCCGCAGACGGCGCACCAGACCTCGGGGTTTGCGCCCCCCACCAGATAACCAGGCGCGCGGAAGAGGTATGGCGCATTCACTGGTCCGGGATCGCTGTTCGGATCGACCGGCGTCTGGCCACCCGCCTGCGTCCCGTACAGCGCGCTGTGCCCGATGCCCTCCGGGAACTCTTCTGCCGTGAGGTCAAGCAGCCCGTCGCCGTCCTCCGCGACTTCGAGGATGCGCACAGGGAACAGGTTCAGCCCCGTATTGACATCGGTCAGCGTCACGATGTCGGTCGGTTCGAGATAGCAGTAGCGCCAGCTCAGTTTGAAGCGGTAGTGGTTGCGCACGTAGTAGGCGCGCTGGACCATGTTTTGCGCGATGAAGCGGGCGACCGCCGCGGTGGTGCATCCGTTGATGTTCGCCGTCTGCGCCATCCGCGCGCCGTTGGCGATCATGTCCTCGTCGATGGAGGCGACCACGGCGCTGTTGTGGTAGGTGTTCGCGCGGTCCTCGAACTGCAAGCTGATCGCGTTGTAGCAATCCTGGGGCGCCTTGCGCTGCACGGTGACCGGCGACTCGTTGCCGCTCACGATGAAATCGGCAGCTCCGAGATTCACCACCGGTGTCACGTTCGGGGTGTAGGTGACGCCGTTGCCCGTGACCGCCACATCACCGAGCGGCACAACCTTCAGGACGCCCTCGGAGAAATAGGCGTAGGTGTTCGTCGCCTTGAACAGGTCGGTCAGGATCTGGACGCCAGTGCCCTGCTGTTCGTACACCGGCGACAGGAAAAGGCCATTCGCAACGCAGTAGTTCGAGTATTGCGTCAGCGATCCAAGGAAGTTGAAGCTCAGGCCGTACTGCGCGTTCGTGCACAGGTCGTTGAGGATGACCGAAGGATTCGCGTCGAGGATGCCGCTGCCGTACTGCGTCGGCCACTGAATCTCGTAGTTGTAGTTCGGCAGCGTGGCCGAGCCGCCGAGTGCCATGTCGGAGACCCCGAACAGCGCGGTGCCCGAGTAGCCGAGCTGGTGCCCGGACGGAAGTTGCGACCACGCGGCCTGTCCGACAGTGCCTGTAGCGCTGAACGGCGCGAGCGTGGACAGCAGCACAACGGACGTCCCCGACCAGACCTGCACGATGCCCGTGATCGGCCCCTCACACAGGCCGTTGAGGTAGCTCGCCTGGTAGGTGTAGGACGTGCTCGACTGACTCCCACCCTTGCCGACGCTCTGCGTGTGCGCGATGGACTTGAAGCCCCAGTAGTCGATGACGTTGCCGCTGACCTTGTTCTGCCCGTAGCCCACGGGGATTGGCGGCCCGTACTGCGCCCCCTGCAGGTCGATGCCGAGCGCTTGCGTGCTGGTCGTGGCGGCTGTCCGTCCGCCGCTCATGCCGAACAGGTTAGACACCGCGGACTCTCCAGTAGGAATGCAGCCTGTGGCTGTAGGTAGCGATCTCAGATCGCACGACCGCTGCAGCACGCAGGTCGGCATGGATCATGTAGCCCGGCTCGCATACGATGCCGGCGTGGCTGGCGCAGCGGCCGAACGTGAACAGCACCACGTCGCCCGGCTCCGGCGCTTCGGTGCGCTCGGCGAAACGCTTGATCCAGCCGAGAAACCGCTCCTCGGATCGGTGCAGCATCCAGTCGCGCGGATAGGGGCGCGGATCGAATCGAGGCACCAGACGGGCGTCCACGAAAACGCGCACCAGCAGCATCGCGCAGTCCACACCAACGCCCTTCACGTCGGCGGCGTGATGGTATGGCGTCGTGCGCCAACTGCAAGCCTCGGCTACGATGCGATCGCGTATATCAGCGGAGATCGACATGGGCGGCTATGAGTTGAGTCCTGGAGGCTGGGAGTTGCTCGGGTTTGGCGCAATCGCGATCGGCGCCGTTCTCGGGGTCTGGCTGTATTTCCTGCCCGCATTTATCGCGGACCGGCGCAAGCATCCCGACATCGGCTACCTGATCGCCGTGAATGTCTGCCTCGGGTGGACTGTGTTCGGCTGGCTCGCTGCCCTTTTGTGGGCCATCGTCGAAACATCAGCGCACCAGGAAGCGTCCGTACTGGCCGCCAGGGCCGCTACCGAGCGCGCTGCCGCCGGCGCCACCACCGCCACCCCTGCCACTGGGGGGTGAGCCAGCCTGCCCGAGTTCCAGCGTCTCCGGTGTCGGCACGAAGGGGAAGCCCCGGTAGTGGGCCGCGTTGGCAAACTTCGTTGTGCACGTGGTTTGCAACTTGTTGCAGCCGGGATAGGCCGTGAATGTGTCGCCGGCAGCCGGGGGCGCGATCGGGTAGACCAGCGTGAACGTTCCCGATGCGTTGGCGTAGGACTTCACGAACGATTTCAGGCCCGCGTTTGCGCCGGTCAGCCAGACTACGTAGCCGAGCGCGAACCATCCGTCCGCCTGCGTCGCACCGCTGGTGAAGCTCGTCGCTGTGCCAGCCGCCGCCACTGTGCCGCTGACGGCGAAGTTCGACGCGAGCAGTGTGCATCCGGCGTCGAACAGCGCGTGATTGCACTGCGGCAGAAAGTAGTTGCGCGGGAAGGCTGTGTTCAGCATGCGCAGCATGCTGTTGACCGTCAACTTCACCACGCCGCTGTCGACCTGCACTTCGCCAACGATGCCGGGGAACAGGCTCACCACGCCGTTGACCACCGGATTGGACCAGCCCGGCGCCATAGCCTTCGACACAGTCACCTTCGCGTTGTCGAATCCCCCAGCGAGCGCAAACGCTGCCGGCGTCATGTTATTGATGCGCGTCGCCGTGTCGTAGAGGATGTCGATTTCCAGATCGTCGGCATTCAGGCCGATGCTGGTCTTGGTGGGGCCGCGCTTGAATCCGGGCTGCGAGTCCAGCGATGCCGCGAGGTAGGTATTGCCGCCGTAGGTGATGTTCTGCCCCGCACTGGTCCAGTAGAAGTTCGACCCGCTCGGTAACGTGAATTGGTACAGGTCGGCCTCGACCAGATATTCGCTCGTCTGGAGCATTGTCAGGAATGCGGAGGTCACCGTTTTCATCGGACCTCCTGCATCGTGATTTTCTTGGTGCGGTAAATCTGCGAGAGAAACTGCTCGAAGTCGAGTGAGTCGGGGAATCGCACCAGGTATGTGGTCGGATCGTTGATTGGCTGGAAATAGAAAGGGATCAGCGCCCCCTGCTGTCCGGTGTAAAACGTCAGCAGCGTGCTCCAATCGGCCTGCGTCATGAAGTTGATCGGCACCTCAATGGTCCGCAGCGGGCTCGACCACAGGCCCGTGCGGTACTCGGCACCGGACGCGGCCTGCTGCACGAGGGTCTTGAACTTCGGCGTGACCTTGACCGGCCAACCGATGCCCTGCAGGATCGGGAAGGTGTTGTAGCTCATGCGAATGCGTGCCCAGTGCGCCCGGCGTGGCCGAGGGCATTCAGGAGCGCCTTCGGGTTGCGCTTCAGGTATTGCTCGAAGCTGACCGGATCGAAGGTGTGGATGTGGATTTGCGTCTGCCCACCGCTGCCGCTCATGTTGCGCACGCCATCAGCCAGTTCGGCGGGCAGCACCATCTCGTCCTTGTGCAGGACCGCTGGCGCGCCGTCGAACGGGACGCGCTCCCAGCCGCCCTCGGCGCTTGCGACATGTCCGACGAGACCCCCCACTTCGGCCAGCATCGCCGCGCCTGCCGCCACCGCCAGAATGGGCCCCACATACGGGATGCCAGCCATCGCGGAGAAAGCGCCAGCGGCCGCCTTGGCCGCTTCAGTCAGAATCCACTTGATCGCCGCCGCCGCGTGGACGGCCAGCGCCTCACCCTCGGCCACGACGTTCAGCGCGAGCCGCTGCGCCGTTCCGGCCGCCGTGGCAAGCGTCTTCGCTTCTTCGACCGCGATGTGGTGCGTGATCATCTGGACGCCGCGGTTCACCGCTTCGGCCAGAATCGCCGAACCCATCCGCTGCTCCGCCTGCTGCATGGTCAGCGTGCCCTGGATGTAGCCCGTCACGATGCCACCGAAGGCTTGCGTGATCGGGGCGACCACGCTCTCGGCTGTCTTGATCTGATCGGCTGCCGACTTGTCGGCCAGCGTCTGCGTGGTCTGTGCCAGCGTGTCCTGCGCGCGGATGATCTCGGCGTTGATCGATGCCTGCTGCGTGGGCTTGTCCTTCGCCAGCGCCAGCTCGCGCTGGTACTCGTTGAGCTTGATCGCGTAGATCTGATCGGCGAGCGACTGTTCCTGCGCAATCTCGCTGCTGGCGCTGATCGAACCCATGCCGGCGAGCGCTTGGACGTGGCTGCGCTGCATGTCGAGCAACGCGGTGCTGTGCGAGGCCTGGGAGCCGATCTGCGTCTTCTGGACTTCGTCGGCGATCTGCTGCGCCTTCTGCCGGGCAGCGATCTGGCGTTCCTCGACCGCCATCATGGCGCGGTCATCGGGCGACAGGGCGCCCACGTTCCAGCCGGAGTCGCCCGCAGCGATGTAGGGCGCCTTCGGGTGATGGCCGCCTAGATTGCCCTCCAGCTTCTCGTAGGCCGCGATGTACTCCGCCGACCCCTTCGTGGCGATGGTGAGGATGTGCTCCCAGTAGGCCTTCTCATAGGCCACGCGCTGCGCGTAGCCCATGTTCTGCACCGCCTCGGTGCGCTTGACCGTTTCCTCGTCGGCCGCGAGACCGGCCTTCCCGAAACCGGAGGCCGTGTGCACCCAATCGTGCGAGAGCGCGTTTTCTTTCGCGGTCTCTTCCTGCGCCTTTTTCAGCGCCTCCAACTTCGCAATCTGAGCGTCCAGCGCCGCATTCATCTCGGCGTTGATGGCCGGGTTTACGCTCTGCGGCTGTTCGCGCTCGCGGCGCAGAATTGCCAGCCTCTCCTCAATGGTGCCCCCACCAAGCGCAACGTCAATCGAGCGTCCGGTGTTGTCCCAGGCGTTCGCAATGGCGTCGCCAAGCCGCGTGAAGATGCCGATGTCGCCCTTGGCCTCTTCGGCGGCTTTCTGCATCGCTTGCGCGAAGTCCGCGACGGCTACACGACCCGCTTCGGCTTTGTCGCCGACATCCATCAGCGACCGCACTTCTTCCTGCTGAGCGTCCGTCAGGTATTTCATCGCCGACAGAGGGTCGGTCGCCATGCGCTCGACGGCCGTCCCAGCTTGCGTCGAGCTGATATCCGTCAGCTCGGAAAAAATCTCGGCCGCATCGCCGGCCTGTTTCAGCGAAGACCCGACGAACTGCCCGGACTGAGCAAGCGCCTGATAAGCGGTCTGCGCATCGCCCACCGTACCGATGGTGTTGCCGACGGAAGACGCCCACTCGTCCAGCTGGCCGGTCGTGACGCCCGCAGCGTTGCCGGTCACCAGCAGCGCGTCGTGAAGCCCAGAGACGCGCCCCGACTGCTGGGCGGCATCGAATCCAAGGGCTGCAATCCCGGCCGTCACCGCGCCGAGCGGCGTCATCAAGAAGCCCATTGCGCGCCCGAGCAGCCCGAAGATGCCGATGTAGTGACCCTTGGCGGCTATATTCGCTTCAGTCGCCCCAGTGTCGGCGTCGAGTGCCGCCCCGTCTTCTGTGGCGGCAACGGCGGCTTCTTGCATCGCTGCAGCTTGCGAATTGATCCACGCAATGTCCTGCTGGACGGACGCGTTCAGAGCCTCCGTCTGCGCGTCGAGCATGTCGAGACTCTCCGCATAGGCATCTGCGCTCAGCGTCCCGGCCGTCATCGCGGCATCGAGTTCGGCCTGCATCGCATAGAGCACATCGAAGTTGCTGGCGTACTCGCCGAGCGATGCCTGGACGCTTGCCAGCATCTCCTGATAGGCCTCGGCGACCGTCAAGGGAGCTGCTGCAATCTCCTCAGTCGCGGCATCAATCGGCGCGACCGTCTCCACAACAGACGCCTCGATTTCCTGTTGCGACGCCGCGACCGCTTCGGCTTGAGCCTGAGACGTTGCGGTTATCTCAGACGCAGCGGCGCGCCACTGCATGATCTGCGCTGACGTGGCAAGTCGAATGCGCTCCAGACTCTTGACGGTGGCCTCGGCCGCTGTCTGCGACGCGACGGCCATCGCATCCGCAGCCGACTCACCGCTGGACGCCATCGCCTCCTGCGCGGCCTGCACGCTCGACGTGGCACCCGACAGCCCGGATTCAAGCTGCGATGCGTCCGCAGTCAGTCGGACGATGATCTCGTCAGCGGGACCGGCCATGATGAAACCTCAAGTGGGGAGTTGACCCGTGCGTGCGAATTGCGCGAGCGCTTCACTGCTCATTTCTTCGCCAGCGTTGCGCTGGCCGACGCCAAGGTAGGACTGCACCATCCACTGGACCGGCGGATGGTCTTGCCAGTAGTCGTGCAGGTCGAGCACGTCATCCAGCGTCATGGTGTCGCGCACGGCGCCCGGCGTGATGCCGAGCGCGCATGCGGTCCGACAGATCAGGGTGCGCCAGTCGATAGGTTCGCTGGCGCCTGCGGAGGGTTTGCCTTGCGCGCCGTGGCAAGACACGCGGCCCTCACCTCGACGAAGGTCGGAAGGTCGAAGTCATCCGGCGTGAAGGCAAAGTCCGGATAGTTCCGCTGCACGTTCTCGATCAGCAGCGGCGCGAAGTGGCGCACCATCTGCGGCACGGTCGGCCCTTGCTGGTCGGCGTAGGAAGCAGCGAGAGCGTCGAAACGCTCCCACTGCCCGATGGTGAATGGCGGCACGACGTAATCCGCGCCGCCGATGCTGACGGTTTCGCCTCGGATCAGGCCCATGTCAGACGTCCGTGTAGATCGTCATCGGGTTGCCGCCGTTGCTGCCGGCGAACGCCTCGAAGTCGAACTGCGAAATGGCCCACTTCGCCATGCTGGTGGGCAGCGAGAGCTTGCCGGCGATGCAGTTGGGCAGCAGGAAGCGCTCGCCGGTGCCGTTGAAGCTGCGCTGCACGATCAGGCTGAAGACCGGCTGCACGCCCTGCAACGGGTTGCCGAAGGTGATCGTCGAGCCAGCCGTCGTGCTGCTGTAGGTGTAGCTGATCTGCGTCGCGGCGCTCGCATCCGCAGCAGCGAAGGTGTACACGCCAGCAGCGACGCTGTACTGCCCCTGCGTCGGGGCCGACGCCACGGGTACGAGCGGGATGCCCGTAGCGGCATAGACAACGCCCTGATCAGCGACGAAGGTCGCCGAGTTGTTGACGGTGACCGTGAACGGCGTCGCCGCTGGGACGCTGTGCGCTTCGGCATACGCGATCTGCACCGTGCCGACAGCCGGGGTCACGCCGAGCACCAGCGAGCTGTAGAGCGGGCCGCTGACCTGGCCAGCTTTCGCGGTGCCCTTGATCGACGCGCTTCCGGCGGCGGACAGAATGGGGAACTGGTTCTGGCCCATCAGCGACTCGATCTTGCGGTCGATGGTGAGCTGGATGTCTTGCAGCGCGCCGAAGATGATCGGCTGGCTGTTGGCCGCCGAGCCCTTGGCGATCAGCAGGCCACTGCCGAACGAGGCGATCAAGCCGGTGGTGCTCATGGTGTCACTCCTTCACGGGGTTGATGGCAGCCGTGACGTGCTCGACGAGCGCCGCCTTCTGGTCTGCGGGAATGGGTTGCGAGCCGGTCACGGCCGCCGCATGGAAGTGCTGCGCGTACCAGCGCTCGACGCCCGCAATGGCGCGCTTCACGGCCTCGTCGATGTCGAGGGCGTCGGCCAGTGCTCGCTGGATGAACGGCGCGCGCGGCTGCGCCTCCGGCGAACCGGATTCGTTTGGATTCATGCGGTGAACTCCTAGAAGCCGGCGAGTAGCAGCCGGATGGGGACGACGGCGACGGCACGATCACCGATCACGCCCTCGAAAATCTCGACGTTGCCCTCGATGGCGCAGGTCTCCACCAAGCCGCCGAGTGTGTTGCGCGGCTGGGCGCGCGACGGCGCGAGGGCCGACGTGATCGCGTCAAGGATCGGGTTGAGGGTCGGCGTGATGGCCGCAGTGGGGTCGTTGTCCACTACCACCACGATCCATGTCGCCGTGATGTCCCAGATGATGCCGGGCGCGTTTTCGGTGTAGATCGCTTTCTGCGGGCCCTGCACCTGGTAGATCGCCGGGCTGTCCGCAGGAGCAACGTCCTGCGCGTTCTTGAGACGACGGCTCGACGTTGTGATGCCTGGAATGCCAGCCGCCAAAGCAAACAACGCTGCGTAGACCTGCTCGAATGTCGCGCGGCTCATGCCGTCATCGCCTCACGCACCACGGCGCGCAGCCGGGATACGCCTTCCTGCGCGTTCTCCTGGAAGCTGTCGCGCATGTA